CCCCCGCCGTTTTACGCGGCGAGGGAGGCTGCCTTGCTTAGAACTTGCCCGGCGTAAATCCGGTGCTGACCGGCGTGCTCGTGGTGGCGGGAGTGTCGGGGCGCTCGTAGAAGCGTTTTACGGAATTGCTCTGCTTCTTCTCGCCGTCCCGGCCTCTCCATTCGCGGATTTCGACCTGACAGGTGCCGGTCGCGCCTATGACCTGATCCCAGCGAGGATTAAGGCGCTCACCGTGCTTGCGCTGGCCGATAGCGGTAAAGAAGGCGCACAACAGTCCCTCGGTGCGGCTATGCAGGAAAAGGTTGTGCTGCAAGGTGCCGCTGTGAACGCCGTCGCTGACTTCAAGTGTCAGGATTGCTTTGTTGCAGGGCGGCAGCTTATCGCTGCCCTCGTGCCGCCCGCGTTCAAACTTGATAACGCGGAAGTTGTAGTCACCTTCGGGCAAAAGCTCAAAACCCTCGCTGTCGTGCTCTATGGCACTGTCCCATCCAAGTTCATACCCTTGCTGTTCGCTCATGTTCGTTATCTCCTTTGCTTAAAATGGATCATGTTTGCGGTTTTCCATTACCATGGCCTTGACCTGTTCCCACGCGCCGATCAGCACGCCGTCCACAAAGTCCTTCGGGTACTTGTCCCACGGAGTATCTACCGGGAAGTAACCCCTTTGCGCTACAGCGGCCTTGACCTCGATAGGCGAGATTTCCGCCGCTCGCATCAAGTCTGCAAGCTTCTTCGGTACGTCCCTGTAAGCGTCCGGCGTTTCCTGTGTGGTGTACTCCGGTTTGAGCGCTTGCTGTACGCTCTCGGTGGAGGTGGGCGGGGTAAATGTTACGGAAGTCTGCGGCTTAGGCGCTGCGGGGGCAGCGGCTTGGCGCTGGATAGGCTGGAAGATCTGTGCGACCTGTTGAAAGTCGAAAGGCAGCTCATCGGCGAGGTCGTGCCTGTTTTTGGCGTCCCAACACGGATGGTGTGTGGTGTACATGACGCGCTGCCCGCCTGCGGCCTTGTGTTTCTTGCCCTTGTCGTCGGTCGCATAGACGACGGTTTTATAGTTGGCGAATAACAGGATGTCGCACCATTCCTTGATAAGCGGGGCGACCTTCTTGCTGGTTTTCATCTCCCAGCGGTCGTAAGCGCCCATTTCGTCGGGCTGCTCGAATTTCCGCATCTGCGCGTGCGCTGTGAAGCCCACATGCACACCCTTTGCGGATAGCTCGCTCAGCTTGTCCAACAGCTTGCCAAAGCGGTCTTTCAGCAGCTCCCAGCCTCCGCCATAAGGTATATCCGCAATGGATTTGAGCTGCTTTTCCGTCAGGATTTCATCCAGCAGCAGGCGCTCAGACCAGTCGGCGGTATCAATGACCAGTGCGTTAAGCTGATCGCTGTTTCTGATCGCGTCATCAACTTCGGCCAGAAGCTGTGCCCAGCTTTTCGGGGTGGGAAGGCGCTGCACGTCCATGTTGTTAGTGCTGCCCTCGGTGTCGATAAACACCACACCGGGAATCTGACTTACGAAGGTGCTTTTACCAATTCCCTCACTGCCGTACAGGCAAAACTTCGTCCCCGTGGCGATCTTGCCTCTTGTGATCTGCATTATCTGCTCATCTCCTCAAACTCAATTTTGTAATCAGGGTCGATCTCTTCGACCGTGTAGAAGTCCTCCGGGTGCTTGATCAGCCACAGACCACCGAGGGCCAGCACGCCGCACAGGAACGGTAACAGGATGGGCGCATACTCAGCGCTGAAATGGGTGATTGCGTTACAGATCTGAATCATAAATCCTCCCTTGATGTGGAGGCCGCACTCTTGACAAAACCCTTTCGGGGTGCTATGATAGGTGCGTCCTTTCTTGGTTAAGCGCCTGACTGCTCCGAACGGTCAGGGGCTTTTCTTTTGCGTTCGGCCAGCTTCGCCTTGAATGCTTCGCTGTTTCGGTAGCTGGCAAGTTCGTTTCGGATTGCCCGGAAGAACTCTTCCCGGCTGTCTCTCTGCATCCGGCGCAGATCTATTTGCGCGCCCATGGCCTTAGTCCACGTAGGTGTGGTGGCAGTACGGACAGCTCGTGATCAGGCTCGTGGCCGCTTCCTCTACGCTGTACCCCATGGCCTTGCCGGTGCTGACATCGAACACAGGCGCGTAGATGTTGCGATTGCAGAAGTGGCAGTATCCGTCCAACGGTGCGAAGTGCGGCACTTCATGCTCCTGGCAGTACCGCGCTTGCGCTGCGCGAGCTTTCTCTTCGTTGTAGTACTTTTTGAGATCGCTCATGGTGTTCCTCCTTTACTCGCATTTGCATTACTCGCATTTCTGCAAGTTACAGACCAAAAAAAATCCGGTTCACTTCTGTTTTGGTCAATCTTAGCAGTTTTGCAATTTCTCCGGCCTCTTCTACCGTGAAAGAACTACTTGGACGCTTCAGCTTTCGGTAGAACGTAGAGCGGTCGATTTGCAAATGCTGGGCCATTTGGTCAACGCTGATGCCGCATTTCTCCATCTTGGTGGTCAGTTCGCTTGCCTCCACAGGCTCTCGCCTCCTCTCTTGCATTTATGCCATAATTATACTCGCATAAATGCGACCTGTCAATAATTCAGCCCAATAATTTATTTTAAAAATGTATTGCAATTTTGCAACACTTAAGTTATACTTATAGCTGAGGTGAGCACATGAGCAAGGAAATAGGAAAACGGATGAAAGCGCGGCGTAAGGAGCTTCACATGTCTGCTGAAGATGTCGCCGCGAAGGTAGGACTTGGCCCTTCTACAATATATCGGTACGAGCGTGGCGATATTAGCGATGTCAAATCTTCCGTCTTGGGAAAGATAGCGGAAGCGCTACGCACTACGCCTGCTGATCTTATGGGCATAGAAGACGATCCATCCGAAAGCACTGGCTTCAACCCCGAAAACCTCCCCCTTCCGCCCGGAGCGGTCAGTCGTCTTACTCAACATCGCGTGACCGTTACGCACATGCCGCCCGTTGAACCGGCTCCGGCTGTGGAGAGCGCCGGAGGTCTGGATGGTATCATCGCCCAACTCGAAGCGCTCAAGGCCACGCAAGCGGATCCACGCTATAACCTCACGCAGCGGGAAAAGAACTTGATAGACGCCTTCCGAGAGCTGCCCAAGCGCATGCAGGACAAAGCGCTCCGGATCATCGCCGCCCTGGGTGATCAGGTAGAGGGAGTATAAGGAGGATGCTATGAAACGGATACTCGCTTTGGTGTTGGCCTTCCTACTGTCCAGCTTCGCCCTGGCAGATGTAATTGAGATCAACACAGAGACGGCTACGCTCTCAGAAATCGACGCGGCTCTGATTACCTTGACGGAAGAACGTAACGCACGCCTCCGCGCAGAGGCCGAAGCTATTGAGCCTGATCTTAGACGGGATGGCATCTTGTTCCGTGGCATACCTTGGCATTCTCACAAAGATGCCATAGATGCCGCTTTGGGACTTAGGACTTATTGGCATCAGGATATACAAAGGACGCCGGAGGGAACTATTTATCAAGGCATTGGCGCAAGTTCTTATCTTGATAATGGAGAAGTCACTGTTGTGGGCTATTCTCCAAGCGTGAGAATATACTACGTATACCCCGTAATAGATGACACTCTTGTGCGTGACAATGATTCTGCGTTGTTCTACTTAGCGGAATATGAATTTGCCCCAGCTGCTTTCGGAAATTTTGCTGCTATAAAAGATGACCTGTGGATAAAGCTTGGCAATTTGTACGGTGTACCGCAACAGCAGGGAGATACATTTATCTGGACAGACGAATACGGAAATCAGCTAATGTACATTAATAAAAATTGGTTAACTCTGCGCTATGTATCCCATGACGCTAACAAGCTTCTTCAAGATGCAGATGCTGCAAGGGATAGGGAAAACCAAGCAGCCGAAGAAGCAGCAAGAGCACAAAACACCGCGAACTACGACGGTCTTTGATGAGAGGGAATACCGATGAAACTGTTTGCTTTGATCTTGGCGCTTGTGTTCAGCTTTACAGCCTTTGCCGATGTTATCACGATAGACACTGAGACTGCAACCCTAAGCGAGCTGACAGAGGCAATAGCTGCATTGGTGGCCGAACGAGACGCCCGGTTAACGATAGACGCAGAAACGTCCATCGGCGACACGGTGACATTTGGCATTTTTGAACAGGATTATAATTTTTACAACGGCGCAGAGCCTATAGAATGGGTGGTATTGGATAGCTTCTCAGATGGCAGCTTATTGCTACTAAGCAAATACGCTCTCACGTCGAAGCCTTACAACGCACCAACGTTTGAAGATGCTACATGGGAACAATGCACGCTGCGCGCATGGCTTAACGGCCCCTTCTATGATGAAGCATTCAGCGAGACAGAGAAGGCGCAAATTATAGCAACGCCGCTTGTCAACGAAAACAATCCCAACACCGACACTGACAGTGGCAACGACACGGAGGACAGGGTCTTTTTGTTGAGCAGCGGCGAGGTTAACGTATACCTCAAAACAGACGCCGACAGACAATGCACGCCCACTGATTATGCGATAGCTCAGAGCATCAACTGTAATACAATCGACACCAAGGTCAGCATTAGCCCCTGGTGGACGCGATCCATCGGCACAGAACCTTATTTGGCCCAATACGTGCAATTCCTGTACGGCAAGTATGGCATCTATGATCTTAACAATCATTACACAGGGATAGGCGTGCGCCCCGCCATTCGCATTCATCGTGATCTTGAAGCAACCACAGAGACAACGGGAGAATAAAGGATCCATGTCTAACACCGCCGTCATCTACGCCCGCTACTCCTCCGCGCAGCAGCGAGACGCAAGCATCGAGCAGCAGGTCAAGGTCTGCCAGAAGTACGCAGCCGATAACGGCCTGACCGTACTGCGGGTGTACGACGATCATGCCATGACCGGCACGAACGACAACCGGCCCATGTTCCAGCAGATGATCCGGGACAGTGCCTCCGGGGCGTTTTCGTTTGTTATCGTCTACAGCCTGGACAGGTTCAGCCGTGACAGGTATGATTCTGCTATCCACAAGCACACGCTTAAGGAGCGCGGCGTAAAGG